CATTACTGCTATGCTTCCTGGGATTAAGGCAAAGATATCATTGATTAATTCATTGATAGAGCTTAAGGACTTTAAGTCCTTGCCACACACACTGAACCGGATACGAAGTTTGATACCGTCTATGAAGGGCCTGGCCGGTCTTCCGTTGAGGAAGATTTACCAGGTCCTAAAGAAACGCTCACCTTCGGCTTACGGTTCTGTCCAAACGGGCTCCGATGGGTATTTACAATACCAATTCAACATCGCGCCCTTATTGTCTGACGTAGCCGCAATAAAAACGGCTATTCAGGGGGTTCGCTCTCAACTTAAAAAGTTGATAGCGGATCAAGCTAGGCCATTGAGAAGGCATTTTGCCCGCTCTTTGGTCGCGGAATATTCGCATCCTTTAGAAACCTTGACGCTCCTTGAAGGGAACGTCGGCAACCTCAACTTTTGTGGAGGTGGCCAAGTTACTAGAAGAGTGTATATTCCTACAGCTACGTTCCGGGCAACTATTGAGTACAGCTATTTGCTGCCTCAACTCTCTGATCAAGAATACTTGATACGGGGCCTTCTGGACAATTTCGGCGTAAATTTTACGCCGAAGATCATCTGGAATGCTATCCCGTGGAGCTTCGTTGTTGACTGGGTTTTCGGTGTAAACCGATTCCTAGACAACTTCGGAAGTAGAAACCTCGAACCAATAACCAACATACGTAGGTACTGTTACTCCGTGTCCGTGAGTCGATCGGTCCAAACCTCTTTAGGTCTGGGTTACCTTTCGCCCCACGGAGCATCAGGGCTAGTACCGGCATGTAACGTTGCTGAGGATGCATACATTCGCAAGAATGTTGCACTTGACTCCGTGGACATGTATAGGACAATTAAATTGTCCGGGCTCAACCCGAAAGAGTGGAGCCTCGCTGGCGCGCTTCTAATAACTAGAGGTAAGCGCCGTCGTTAAACAACACGCAGTGTGGGCGTTTCCACACACAAAGCATGCTAAGCAATACACTGGTCACGAACGAAATAAAGAACTCGTCAGGCACCGAAGTTGAATTCGAGCGCCTTTCGATAAACGGCAGAGCCACTGAGTTCAAGGCTATCACGGAAGTTCCGGGACGGCCTTTAAGACTCAAGATCTCTCATCAAGAGATCGGAACAGATAACAACCAGAGGCGTCGGTCTCTTATTCGCTTCGACGAAGTCGTAACGAATAACGCCGTGACTCTGGAAGGTAATCTGTCGTGTCAACTGGTCATGGATATCCCTATTGGGATTCTCGATGACACCGTACCTATTAAACGGGTCTTGGCATACATGATGTCGTTTTGCGCCTCTTTAGGCGTTACGACGACAATCTTGTATGACGGAACCGGCAACGGTGCGGTCGTAATGACTACGGGAGGTCTGTAAGATCTACAGTCTCCCTTCGTCGTTCTTAACTGCAGGTAATTAGGTTACACATGAAAAACAAAACTGAAGCTCAAACGAGCAACCGTAGTGTCCTCCTCTGTGCTATAGCGATCATAATCCTTAACGGGATTCTGTTCGTTGTCGGCTGTTCTTTCGAGAAATTCTCGGTTGACAAAGGACGGATTTACTATCCGAAAACTGTCAACGAACCGCCACCTTAATTACTGTTTTGGATGTACCTGTTTTGGTACGTGTAGTGAGGTTTCGTCTGGCGTGCACACCCTCAAGGGTGCACCAACCATACACAAAAACACACTCGTAGCGCTTAGCGAAGCCATCTTAAACGATGGATAGCTTGTTGTGCTAGCACGTTTCATTAGTTATCGGATACACGGCCGGATCGACGAAACCTGGGCAAACTGAAAAAGGAATGCCCCGTCGACTCATGCCGCTCGTCTGCTAATTAACCAAGACAGTTACATCTAACAGTTATCGTAACCGTCAATCAGGCAGTATTGCGTATGCTCTAGGAAGGAGGCCAATATGGCACCTAAGAAGAGCCTAGATCCGTATAAACAGATCATCGCCGCTTTACTGTCTGACGTTCAAACGTCACATAGTGAAGTATTTACACCACGCGCCCTTCGATTGACGACCTTAAAAGTCGTCTCTCGACTCGAGCGGGAAGGTCTGAGTTTTCTTACGAAAACTCTTCCACGTCTGGGCAAAGCCTTTGATAGGGCTTTGTCCGGAGAAGTACAATTCGACTCTGCAAAATATGCCTTTAAAAGCAAACCTAGCAGTAAGTTACCCATTTTTATGGGAGAACTATTCGAACTCATCTTCTCACACGACGGTTGGGTTCTTCCGATACCCTGTGTGCGAAGCATCAAAACCATACGACAATTACTCTACTTGTTTTACAAGCTGGAGCTGCCGTATGATTCGGACCAAGAACATGATGTCATTAGTAAGTTTGAACAAACTGAAGTTGACATCTTGCCGTACCACCTTGTTTTCAGCGAACTCGCTGACCGCCTCGGTGATACATCGAGTCTTGACCAGGTCCGCCAGGTTGTAAAACCTGACGGTGCTGCCAAGATTATCTACCGTGCTAGACTACTTCTTCTGAGGTTGTTTAGCACATTCGACCATAAGGATATTTACCCCAGGCACGGTCCCGGCGCTGTCTCTACCAAAGAGAAGCTATGGGACAAGTACACATGGAGTAACATATCCCCACGGATCATAGAATCGTATCCTTTAGATGAGTATTTCTACACATCTTTGGGCCACGTCTGTGATGCATACCAAGAGATTCAATCCCTTGGTTTCAAGGAGGATCCTGCTAAGGTACTTTTGGTACCTAAGGATTCTCGTGGACCACGGCTTATATCTTGCGAACCATTGGCTTTCCAATGGATCCAACAAGGTTTAGGTCGTGCGATCGTACGTCATGTTGAGTCGCATCCTCTTACGAGGGGCTTCGTCAACTTTACTGACCAATTCCCTAACCGGAATGGAGCCAAAATTGGCTCGATATCGGGAGGGTACGCGACCTTAGACCTCAATGAGGCCTCGGATCGTGTTTCGGTTGGTCTAGTTCGTCTACTATTCCCCAATCCTCTGAAAGAGGCGTTGTTGAATTGTAGAAGTCTGAGTACGGTGCTACCCGGCGGCCGCGAGTTAAAACTCAACAAGTTTGCTCCAATGGGGTCAGCTTTATGCTTTCCCATATTGGCTCTTACCTGTTGGGCCTTGCTCGCCGCGGGTTCATCGGATGCGGATGTGTTCCCGAATGAAACATCGGAGCGCATCTTAGTGTATGGAGACGATGTGATAGTTCCCACGGCTCACGCCGCGAACGCTATCGAACATCTCGAACGTTTCGGGTTGAAGATCAACCGAGACAAGAGCTGCACCAGTGGATTCTTTAGAGAATCATGTGGCATGGACGCCTATAAAGGCGTTGACGTCACTCCTGTTCGTTTCAGAACAGTCTGGTCATCAACTCCAAGCCCTGAAGTGTACACATCTTGGATCGCTTACGCGAACTCGATGTATGCATTGAAGTACTTCGAAACCTACGAATCAATCGTAGGAGGAATATTCTCCATTTATGGAGAAGTACCTTCGATTGACATGGCTCTGCCATGTCCTTCGCTTATCGAAGTTCCGGAGGCGTACCGACCTAAACGTCGACGTACGTCACTTAAGTTGCAAAAACTTGAGTGGCGTGTTAGATGTATTAGATCGCGTCCTATTCTGAAGGAAATAGAAGGTTGGAAGATGCTCATGCGATTTTTCGCAGAAGCAAATTCTGTACCTTCCCCTTCATGGACGAATGATATACCTCGCAGAAGCGGTGTACAGGGGCATTTAGATTCGATTGAGTCTAGTGTTCCTTTCTCCGTCA